CGGAGTCCTGTCAATAACTGTGGAAAACTCACCGGTGGTGATACTTCGTTACCGGCTCCCACACCTTCTGAGCACGCCGCAGCAGTGCTTAATCTGGTTGATGACGGTGTTATTGAATGGAATGAACCGGAGGTCGTGAGGGCGCTCAGGGGCGCATTAAAACACGACCTGCGAACGCCAAACCGTCAGCAAAGAAACGGAAGCCCGTTAAAACCACATGAAATTGCACCATCGGCCAGACTGACCCGGTCGGAAAGAATGCAAATTACCCGTATCCGCGTTGACCTTGCTCAGAACGGTATCAGGCCGCAGCGATGGGAGCTTGAGGCGCTGGCGCGTGGCGCGACCGTAAATTATGACGGGAAAAAATTCACGTATCCGGTCGCTGATGAGTGGCCGGGATTCTCAACAGTAATGGAGTGGAAATGATGGCAAAAATTCACGAGGTAAAGCTGCACGCAAAATATTTTGACCTTGTGCTGGAAGGAAAGAAACGCGCAGAGTTTCGGAAAAATGACCGTAATTATGAGCGCGGGGACACATTGATTTTGCATGAATGGGTGCAGGGTGTGTTTACGGGGCGAAAGGTTGAAGCCCGGATAACAGATGTTACTGACCTGTCAGACTGGCTGGAAGATTATGTCTTGCTAAGTATTGAGCTGCTTAATACGGGCGCATATAAGATTGTGAACTGGAAAGAACTTAGTGAGCGTGGCCTGGTATTCAGAATTAATCATGAAATTATGCATCAGCTCGGCCTTGCTGTTATGTATGAACCAGAGACGGGGATGTCTGGCGGGGCAATGGTTGCCACGGATGGAGTATGGAACTATTCAGATGAACAGATGGAGCGTGCACAGCAAAACGGGTGGCTCGGATAATGCACAGAATACCAGGCGAGATACCGCACCATAAAAACTAAAAATATCAAGCTGATGGCCATTGTTCACCGTCTACAGCAGATTATGGTCAACGAAAATCTGACGCCCGATGAACTAGTCGGGTGTGCCGAAATAGTCCGGGATAATTACGGGCGACTTAACTATATCGGTATCGGTCAGTCCAGAGTTGCGCCACCACCACGCAGACGATAGAGAACGCCGCCAGTCGTGAAACTTGTTTTCAGGGCTGGCGGCGTTGAACAACGAGCGAAGCGAGGCGTTAGTTGACAGTCATATTTTTACTGCGTTGGTGCTGGTTTTTGACGGTTGAAAGGAGTTAGCCAGGAGAGCAAAAGCCAACAACTTACAAATATTCAAAAGTAAGCTTCCTGTTGCTAACATAAGGTCGATTTTTTATGTGGATGATGCAAAAAGGATAGCTATGGATATTGTAATCGCTTTTCTATCACTCGCTTTTTTCGTTGCTTTTTTCATCGGGTTAATCAAGCCATCACTGGTGCGGATGCCAAACCGTAAACGTGCAAGTGCGGTTTATCTCGGAGGTAGTTTTGCATTGAGCATAATTGGTTCAATACTCTACCCAACAGAAAAAAGCCAGCCAGTTGCTAAAACTGAAACAGCAACCGTAGCAGAACACCAGGCTCAAAAAACATTCGAATATACTGAAAAAACACTCAAGGAATATCGGAACGAGCCAAAGAAGACGCGACACGATATTGTGAATAGTTACATTAACTTTAAGAAAGTGCCAGTCACCGCATCAGATGCATTTTATGCCTGCATGAGTGAGTATACATTTACCAAAGATGATGAGTTGAAACTCGGTGATGTTCTTGGGTGGTGCTTTAATGATTATGAAAATGACCCGAATTCATTAAACAATAAAATCAATCTTGATACATTTCAGAGTAATTTTAGTGGTTGGGATGGTTCTTATCGGCCATTGGAAAAATTAATTAAAGATAATATGAACGATGATTCATCTTATAAACATGTGTCAACGGTATATCATTTGGTTTTGAATAAAGACCCGCACGCCATTGTGAAAACCACGTTTCGCGGCACTAATGCTTATGGTGGAGTGGTAAAGCAGACCGTAGCGGCGCGCGTCAACGTGCGAACGGGTGAGGTCGATTCGATACTCGACAATTAAACAATATAGTGACATACCCCGCCAGTACTGAAACTTGTTTTCAGTGCTGGCGGGGTTAAACAAAGAGCATCGTGAAGCGTTAGATTAAAATCATTTGAGGCAGATAAAATGCTTTGGAAAATAATTTCTTTTTTATTAGTTGGTATTTGTATGTTTGCTTTCGGTTTATGGTTAGGCTCTATTCAGGCTGAATGGGCGAAACCAGAGCATAAAGATGCTGTTGCTTATTTAGCAATGATCGGAGGATGGGTCTCAGGAATTGCAACGTCAGTCGCAGTAATTATTTCATTGTATGCGACATATCAAGCATCACAGAATAATGTTGAAAAATTAAGTTTAACCTATAAGCCTTACTCTAGCGTAGACAAAGAAAATTATTGTGCCAATATTGAGGTTGTAAATTTGCGGAGCGTTCCGGTACATATACAAGAGTTTTGCTTAGAATTTAGTGGGATAAATAATCATTTCAACATAAACGAACTAAAAGCAAATGGGAAGGAGATACCGTATTCTTTATACCAAGTAGGAGAGAAATGGGAGTTTGCCTTCTATCCTTTTGCAAAGCTGGGAAATATGAGGTTCTATAAAAGCTTAAGTGAGAATGGTAATCCAAGTTTTCGTAGTGGTTTCTTTGTGGTTAAAACATCAATGAAACAATACAAATTAAGGATACCTAATGAGCTTTTGGAAATTATGAAAATTAGCTATGAAAAGCAAATGGAAATACGGAAGAATTATAAGGAAATGCATGGTAAAGAGATGGGCTTTTAAAACGCATTAACAAGCATCAAATTGCATGCGCATCCCTCCCCTGTTGTGTTTGAGCGCTGCCAGTGATGGTGTGCCTCTGGCGTGTTCGTGCAACTGCATTAAAACCGCCCCATGAAGCGGGCGGGCGAGGCGGGGAAAGCACTGCGCGCTGGCGGTGGTGCTGATTTTATTTTTTCAGCGTCTGAGCGCGTCTTGATGGCGTTTAGATTGTGCGCCGGGGCGTTGGTGTGTCTGCGGGGTGTTTTGTGCGGTGGTGAGCGTGTGAGGGCGTGATGACGGGGTGTAAAAAAGCCGCCCGCAGGCGGCGATGTTCAGCCGTTGTCAGTGTCCAGTGAGTAGTTTTTAAAGCGGATGACCTCCTGGCCGAGCCAGCCGTTTATTTCCCGAATCCTGTCCTGTAGCGGGATAAGCTCATTGCGGACAAAGACCTTTGCCACTTTCTCAATATCACCCAGTGACCCGACGTTCTCCGGCTTGCCGCCCATCAACTGAAAGGGGATGCGGTGCGCGTCCAGCAGGTCAGCGGCGCTGGCTTTTTTGATATTAAAAAAATCGTCCTTCGTCGCCACTTCACTGAGGGGGATAATTTTAATGCCGTCGGCTTTCCCCTGTGGGGCATAGAGAAACAGGTTTTTAAAGTTGTTGCGGCCTTTCGACTTGACCATGTTTTCGCGAAGCATTTCGATATCGTTGCGATCCTGCACGGCATCAGTGACGTACATGATGTATCCGGCATGAGCGCCGTTTTCGTAATACTTGCGGCGGAACAGCGTAGCTGATTCATTCAGCCAGGCAGAATTAAGGGCGCTGAGATATTCCGGCAGGCCGTACAGCTCCTGATTAATATCCGGCTCCAGCAGGTGAAACACGGAGCCGGGCGCGAAAGGTGTCGGCTCGTTGAAGGACGGCACCCACCAGTAAACATCCTCCTCAACACCACGGCGGGTATATTTTGCCGGTGAGGTTTCCAGTCTGATGACCTTACCGGTGGTGCTGTAGCGCTTTTCCAGAAACGCATTACCGAACACCAGAAAATCCAGCACAAAGCGGCTGAAATCCTGCTGGGAAAGCCACGGGTGCGGAATAAACGTTGAAGCCAGAATATTACGTTTGACGTAAATCGGTGAGCTGTGATGTACGGCAGCACGCAGGCTTTTTGCCAGACCGGTAAAGCTGACCGGTGGCTCATACCATCTGCCGTTACTGATGCACTCGACGTAATCCAGAATGTCACGGCGGTCGAGTACCGGCACCGGCTCACCAAAGGTGAATGCCTCCATTTTCGGGGCGCTGGCGGTGATTGTTTTTGCCGCAGGTTGCGGTGTTTTCCCTTTTTTCTTGCTCATCAGTAAAACTCCAGAATGGTGGATGTCAGCGGAGTGCTGATACCGGCGGTGAGTGGCTCATTTAACAGGGCGTGCATGGTCGCCCAGGCGAGGTCGGCGTGGCTGGCTTCCTCGCTGCGGCTGGCCTCATAGGTGGCGCTGCGTCCGCTGCTGGTCATGGTCTTGCGGATAGCCATAAACGAGCTGGTGATGTCGGTGGCGCTGACGTCATATTCCAGACAGCCACGGCGGATGACGTCTTTTGCCTTGAGCACCATTGCGGTTTTCATTTCCGGCGTGTAGCGGATATCGCGCGCGGCGGGATAGAACGAGCGCACGAGCTGGAACACGCCGACACCGAGGCCGGTGGCATCAATCCCGATGTATTCAACGTTATATTTTTCGGTGAGTTTGCGGATGGATTCCGCCTGGGTGGCAAAGTCCATGCCTTTCCACTGGTGACGCTCAAGTATTCTGAATTTGCCACCGGCCACCACCGGCGGTGCCAGTACCACGCATCCGGCGCTGTCGCCACGGTGTGACGGGTCGTAACCAATCCATACCGGGCGGGAGCCGAACGGATTGGCGGCAAACGGCGCATAGTCTTCCCATTCTTCCAGCGTGTCGACCATGCAGCGTTGCAGCTCCTCGAACGGGAACACCGACGCCTTGTCGTCAACAAATTCACACATGAACAGGTTTTTAAAATCGTCGGCGCTGTTTTCACGTTTGAGCTGCTCAATGTCGAACAGCGTGCAGCCGCCTTTCAGGGCGTCCTCAATGGTGACAATCTGCCGCCACTGGCCGTCCGCACAGAGAAGACCACCGGCAAGAGCGTTATGACTGACGTCTATTTCCACGCGTTCGGCGGCGCTGGCGCGTCCCCGGTTAAACAGTTCACCCGACCAGAACGGGTAGGCGTCGTGCGCCAGCGTGGACGGGGTGGAGAAATAGGTCGAGCGCAGGTGACTCTGTGAGGCCATACCTGATGCCACCTTACGCAGTACCTGAAAATTCGGGATCCAGAAAATCTCATCGACGTACAGGTCGCCGTTATGGCTCTGCGCGGTGTTGGAGTTGGTGCCGAGAAAAATCAGTTTTGCGCCGTTATTGCCCAGGACAATCGGGTCACCGGTCAGGTCAACGTCAACCAGCCGGGCAAAGGCGATGATGTATTCGCGGAACACATACGCCTGCGTTTTACTGGCCGACAGAAAAATCTGGTTATGACCGGTTTTCAGGGCGCGCAGCAGCGCCTCGCGGGAAAAATAAAACGTCGCGCCAATCTGGCGGGATTTCAGGATATCGCGGATGCGGTGCTCAAGCCCGGCGCGATACCAGTGCAACTGATAGTCGAAAGACTGCTCAAAGAAAATCTGCTCCAGCTTTTCGATGGCCTCGTCACTGAAAAAATTCTTTTTCGGTTTGCGACGCCCGCCTTTGTTGCGGTTAGCGACGTTCGGATTAAGGTCTGCCTCGTTGCCGGTCTGACTGTAGCGGTTGACCCGCGCCAGTCGTTCAATCTGGCGTCCCAGCAGGTCAATTTCCTTGAAGTCACCGCCGGTTTTCTGCGGTTTGATGATGAGCTGGGTCAGCCGCGCTTCCAGACTCATTTCGACACGGCTGATGGGGGCAACGCTGTCCCAGCCGTCGCGCTGTTTCCAGCTCTGCACCGTCGGGCGTTTCATCTGCAACATGGCGGCAATCTGCGGCACGGAAAACCCCTGCCAGTACAGCAGCGCCGCCTGACGACGCGGATCGTGTAAAAGAGTGGTGTCTGTGGTGATGGTCATGAATACCTCGCCGTGATGAATACACGGCAAGGCTACTGAGTCGCGCCCCGCGATTCGCTAAGGTGCTGTTGTGTCAGTGATAAGCCATCCGGGACTGATGGCGGAGGATGCGCATCGTCGGGAAACTGATGCCGACATGTGACTCCTCTAATCACTATTCAGGACTCCTGACAATGGCAAAAAAAGCATCAAAATTCTTTCGTATCGGCGTTGAGGGTGACACCTGTGACGGGCGTGTCATCAGTGCGCAGGATATTCAGGAAATGGCCGAAACCTTTGACCCGCGAGTCTATGGTTGCCGCATTAACCTGGAACATCTGCGCGGCATCCTACCTGACGGTATTTTTAAGCGTTATGGCGATGTGGTCGAACTGAAGGCCGAAAAGATTGACGATGATTCGGCGCTGAAAGGCAAATGGGCGCTGTTTGCGAAAATCACCCCGACCGATGACCTTATCGCGATGAACAAGGCCGCGCAGAAGGTCTATACCTCAATGGAAATTCAGCCGAACTTTGCCAATACAGGCAAATGTTATCTGGTGGGTCTGGCCGTCACCGATGACCCGGCAAGCCTCGGCACGGAATACCTGGAATTCTGCCGCACGGCAAAACACAACCCTCTGAACCGCTTCAAATTAAGCCCTGAAAACCTGATTTCAGTGGCAACGCCTGTTGAGCTGGAATTTGAAGACCTGCCTGAAACCGTGTTCACCGCCCTGACCGAAAAGGTGAAATCCATTTTTGGCCGCAAACAGGCCAGCGATGACGCCCGTCTGAATGACGTGCATGAAGCGGTGACCGCTGTCGCTGAGCATGTGCAGGAAAAACTGAGCGCCACTGAGCAGCGCCTTGCTGAGATGGAAACCGCCTTTTCGGCACTTAAGCAGGATGTGACTGACAGGGCGGATGAAACCAGTCAGGCATTCACCCGCCTGAAAAACAGTCTCGACCACACCGAAAGTCTGACCCAGCAGCGCCGCAGCAAAGCCACCGGCGGTGGCGGTGACGCCCTGATGACGAACTGCTGACCGGCGTCAGCCAGTCCGGGAAAACCTTCACGATTAACCCTTAATTTCAGGAAAAACTATGCGCCAGGAAACCCGCTTTAAATTTAATGCCTACCTGTCCCGTGTTGCCGAACTGAACGGCATCGACGCCGGTGATGTGTCGAAAAAATTCACCGTTGAACCGTCGGTCACCCAGACCCTGATGAACACCATGCAGGAGTCCTCTGATTTTCTGACCCGCATCAACATTGTGCCGGTCAGCGAAATGAAAGGGGAAAAAATTGGTATTGGTGTCACCGGCTCCATCGCCAGCACCACCGACACCGCCGGTGGCACCGAGCGTCAGCCGAAGGACTTCTCGAAGCTGGCGTCAAACAAGTACGAATGCGACCAGATTAACTTCGATTTTTATATCCGCTACAAAACGCTGGACCTGTGGGCGCGTTATCAGGATTTCCAGCTCCGTATCCGTAACGCCATTATCAAACGCCAGTCCCTTGATTTCATCATGGCCGGTTTTAACGGCGTGAAGCGTGCTGAAACCTCTGACCGCAGCAGCAATCCGATGCTGCAGGATGTGGCGGTCGGCTGGCTGCAGAAATACCGCAATGAAGCCCCGGCGCGCGTGATGAGCAAGGTCACTGACGAGGAAGGTCACACGACCTCTGAGGTCATCCGCGTGGGTAAGGGCGGTGATTATGCCAGCCTCGATGCACTGGTGATGGATGCGACCAACAACCTGATTGAGCCGTGGTATCAGGAAGACCCTGACCTTGTGGTGATTGTGGGGCGTCAGCTACTGGCGGACAAGTATTTCCCCATCGTCAACAAGGAGCAGGACAACAGCGAGATGCTGGCCGCTGACGTCATCATCAGCCAGAAACGCATCGGTAACCTGCCGGCGGTACGCGTCCCGTACTTCCCGGCGGATGCGATGCTCATCACGAAGCTGGAAAACCTGTCCATCTACTACATGGATGACAGCCATCGCCGCGTGATTGTGGAAAACCCGAAACTCGACCGCGTGGAGAACTACGAGTCAATGAACATTGATTACGTGGTGGAAGACTACGCCGCCGGTTGTCTGGTAGAAAAAATTAAGGTCGGTGACTTCTCCACACCGACTAAAGTGACCGCAGAGCCGGGAGCGTAACCGATGACGAGTCCCGCACAGCGCCACATGATGCGGGTCTCGGCAGCGATGACCGCGCAGCGGGACGCCGCCCCGCTGCGACATGCAACTGTCTATGAGCAGATGCTGGTCAAGCTGGCCGCAGACCAGCGCACACTGAAAGCGATTTATTCAAAAGAGCTGAAGGCCGCGAAAAAACGCGAACTGCTGCCGTTCTGGTTGCCGTGGGTGAACGGCGTGCTGGTGCAGGGCAAAGGTGCACAGGATGACATTCTGATGACGGTCATGCTGTGGCGTCTGGATACCGGCGATATTGCCGGTGCGCTGGAGATTGCCCGTTATGCCCTGAAGTACGGTCTGACCATGCCGGGTAAACACCGCCGCACCCCGCCGTACATGTTCACCGAGGAGGTGGCGCTCGCGGCCATGCGCGCCCACGCTGCCGGTGAGTCTGTGGATACCCGCCTGCTGACGGAGACCCTTGCACTGACCGCCACGGCAGACATGCCTGATGAAGTGCGCGCAAAGCTGCACAAAATCACCGGTCTGTTTCTGCGTGACGCTGGTGATGCCGCAGGGGCGCTGGCACACCTGCAACGTGCGACACAGCTCGACTGTCAGGCAGGCGTCAAAAAAGAGATTGAACGACTGGAGCGGGAGCTGAAACCGAAGCCGGAGCCGCAGCCAAAAGCGGCCACCCGTACCCCGCGTAAGACCCGGAGCGTGACACCGGCAAAACGTGGACGCCCGAAAAAGAAAGCCAGTTAACAACCGAATGCGCCCCGCGCCAGGGCGGCACGCCGGTCAGTGAGGGTGAATCACCTGACACTGCACCGGCGTCCACCGCCCGACTTTTCAGAGGTAGTCATGATGACGCTGATTATTCCGCGAAAGGAGGCTCCCGTGTCCGGTGAGGGTACGGTGGTCATCCCGCAACCGGCAGGCGACGAGCCGGTGATTAAAAACACGTTCTTTTTTCCCGATATCGACCCGAAGCGCGTCCGGGAACGTATGCGCCTTGAGCAGACCGTCGCCCCCGCCCGTCTGCGTGAGGCCATCAAGTCAGGCATGGCGGAGACGAATGCGGAGCTGTACGAGTACCGCGAACAGAAAATTGCTGCCGGTTTTACGCGTCTGGCGGACGTCCCGGCGGACGACATCGACGGTGAAAGCATCAAAGTTTTTTACTACGAGCGCGCCGTGTGTGCGATGGCGACCGCATCGCTTTATGAGCGTTATCGCGGCGTGGATGCCAGTGCGAAAGGCGACAAGAAGGCCGACAGCATTGACAGCACCATTGATGAGCTGTGGCGGGATATGCGCTGGGCAGTGGCGCGCATCCAGGACAAGCCGCGCTGCATCGTGAGTCAAATTTGATGAAGACCTTTGCGCTACAGGGCGACACGCTCGACGCCATCTGTGTCCGGTATTACGGGCGCACTGAGGGCGTGGTCGAAGCCGTGCTCGCCGCAAATCCGGGACTGGCTGAACTGGGCGCGGTGCTGCCGCACGGCACCGCCGTCGAACTGCCCGACGTTCAGACCGCGCCCGTGGCTGAAACTGTCAATCTGTGGGAGTAACGCATGACAGCAGAAGAAAAAAGCGTCCTGTCGCTTTTCATGATTGGGGTGCTGATTGTTGTCGGCAAGGTGCTTGCCGGTGGTGAACCCATCACCCCGCGTCTGTTTATCGGGCGCATGTTGCTCGGTGGTTTTGTCTCGATGGTTGCCGGTGTTGTTCTGGTGCAGTTTCCTGACCTGTCACTGCCTGCGGTGTGCGGCATCGGCTCCATGCTGGGTATCGCCGGTTATCAGGTGATTGAGATTGCCATTCAGCGCCGCTTTAAGGGCAGGGGGAAACCGTAATGCCGGTAATTAACACGCATCAGAATATCGCCGCCTTTCTCGACATGCTGGCCGTGTCCGAAGGGACGGCGAATCATCCGCTGACGAAAAACCGGGGCTATGACGTGATAGTCACCGGACTGGACGGAAAGCCGGAAATCTTCACCGACTACAGTGACCACCCGTTCGCGCATGGCCGACCGGCGAAGGTGTTTAACCGTCGCGGTGAAAAATCCACGGCCTCCGGTCGCTATCAGCAGCTTTACCTGTTCTGGCCGCACTACCGCAAACAGCTTGCCCTGCCGGATTTCAGTCCGTTGTCACAGGACAGGCTCGCCATTCAGTTGATCCGCGAACGCGGTGCACTGGATGACATCCGGGCGGGACGCATTGAGCGCGCCATTTCACGCTGTCGCAATATCTGGGCGTCCCTGCCGGGTGCCGGTTACGGTCAGCGTGAGCATTCACTGGAAAAACTGGTCACCGTCTGGCGTACCGCCGGCGGCGTACCGGCTTAAACGGAGTAAACACCATGAAGAAATTATCCCTTTCACTGATGCTGAACGTGTCGCTGGCGCTGATGCTGGCACTGTCCCTGATTTACCCGCAGAGCGTGGCCGTCAATTTTGTCGCCGCCTGGGCGATTCTGGCGACGGTTATCTGTGTGGTTGCCGGTGGTGTCGGCGTGTATGCCACTGAGTATGTGCTGGAACGCTACGGGCGGGAGCTGCCGCCGGAATCGCTGGCCGTGAAGATTGTCACGTCGCTGTTTTTGCAGCCGGTGCCGTGGTGCAGACGGGCGGCGGCTCTGGTGGTGATGGTGGCGACGTTTATCTCGCTGGTTGCCGCCGGGTGGATTTTTACCGCGCTGATTTATCTCGTGGCATCGGTGTTCTTCCGGCTGATACGTACGGCCTGCCGTCAGCGTTTTGAGGGGCGGGAACCATGTCAAAGCTGATGATTGTGCTGGTTGTGTTGTTATCACTGGCGGTGGCCGGTCTGTTTCTGGTGAAACACAAAAATGCCAGCCTGCGCGCCTCGCTGGACAGGGCGAATAACGTCGCCAGTGAACAGCAGACGACCATCACCATGCTGAAAAATCAGCTTCATGTTGCCATCACCAGGGCAGACAAAAACGAGCTGGCGCAGGTGGCACTGCGTCAGGAACTGGAGAACGCGGCGAAGCGTGAAGCACAGCGCGAGAAAACCATCACGAGGTTACTGAATGAAAACGAAGATTTTCGCCGCTGGTACGGCGCTGGCCTGCCTGATGCTGTGCGCCGGTTGCACCAGCGCCCGGCCTGCACCGACGCCAGTGATTGTCGCCAACGCCTGCCCGAAAGTGAGCCTTTGCCCGATGCCGGGCAGTGACCCGGAGACGAACGGCGATTTAAGTGCCGATATCCGACAGCTTGAGAACGCGCTGGCACGCTGTGCCAGCCAGGTAAAAATGATTAAACACTGTCAGGACGAAAACGATGCTCAAACCCGACAGCCTGCGCAGAGCGCTGACTGATGCCGTCACGGTACTGAAAACTAACCCCGATATGCTGCGGATATTCGTGGATAACGGGAGTATTGCCTCCACACTGGCGACGTCGCTGTCATTCGAAAAGCGTTACACGCTCAATGTCATTGTGACCGACTTTACCGGTGATTTTGACCTGCTCATCGTGCCGATGCTGGCGTGGCTGCGGGAAAATCAGCCCGACATCATGACCACCGACGAAGGCCAGAAAAAGGGCTTCACGTTTTATGCGGACATCAACAATGACAGCAGCTTTGATATCAGCATCAGCCTGATGCTGACCGAGCGCACGCTGGTCAGTGAGGTGGACGGCGCGCTGCATGTGAAGAATATCCCGGAACCTCCGCCGCCGGAGCCGGTCACCCGCCCGATGGAGCTTTATATCAATGGCGAACTGGTGAGTAAGTGGGATGAATGAGTTTAAGCGTTTTGAAGACCGGCTCACCGGACTGATTGAATCGCTGTCACCGTCAGGGCGTCGGCGACTGAGTGCCGAACTGGCGAAGCGCCTGCGGCAGAGTCAGCAGCGTCGGGTGATGGCACAGAAAGCCCCGGACGGCACACCCTACGTGCCACGCCAGCAGCAGAGCGCCAGAAAAAAGACTGGTCGTGTTAAGCGAAAAATGTTTGCGAAACTTATCACCAGTCGTTTTTTGCATATCCGCGCCAGCCCGGAACAGGCATCAATGGAATTTTACGGCGGAAAGTCACCGAAAATCGCCAGTGTGCATCAGTTCGGTCTGTCGGAAGAAAACCGGAAAGACGGTAAGAAAATTGATTATCCGGCGCGTCCCCTGCTCGGCTTTACCGGTGAGGATGTGCAGATGATTGAAGAGATTATTCTGGCGCACCTCGACCGTTAGTTGTGCCATTCCCGACACCTCATCGTCACATTGCCGCCGGTATGACCCGGCGGCATCCTTCCCGTTATGAACACTCTCGCAAATATTCAGGAACTCGCGCGCGCACTGCGCAACATGATCCGCACCGGCCTTGTCGTCGAAACCGACCTTAACGCCGGTCGCTGCCGTGTGCAGACCGGCGGCATGTGCACTGACTGGCTTCAGTGGCTGACCCATCGTGCCGGTCGTTCGCGCACATGGTGGGCACCTTCCGTGGGGGAACAGGTGCTGATTCTGGCCGTGGGCGGTGAACTCGACACGGCGTTCGTTCTGCCGGGGATTTATTCCGGCGATAACCCCGCGCCGTCTGCGTCGGCGGATGCCCTGCATATCCGTTTCCCTGACGGGGCGGTGATTGAGTATGAACCCGAAATCAGTGCGCTCACGGTAAGCGGAATTAAAACGGCCAGCGTGACGGCTTCTGATTCTGTTACTGCCACGGTGCCGGTGGTCATGGTGAAAGCATCAACCCGCATCACCCTGGACACACCGGAGGTGGTCTGCACCAACAGGCTGATTACCGGCACGCTGGAAGTGCAGAAGGGCGGGACGATGCGCGGCAACATTGAACACACCGGCGGTGAACTCTCATCAAACGGTAAGGTACTGCATACCCATAAACACCCCGGCGACAGCGGCGGCACAACCGGGAGTCCTCTATGACAGCGCGTTATCTCGGAATGAATCGCAGTGATGGCCTGACTGTCACTGACCTTGAGCATATCAGCCAGAGTATCGGCGATATCCTGCGCACACCGGTCGGCTCGCGGGTGATGCGTCGTGATTACGGCTCGTTGCTGGCGTCAATGATTGACCAGCCGCAGACCCCGGCGCTTGAGTTGCAGATTAAGGTCGCCTGTTACATGGCGGTGCTGAAATGGGAACCCCGCGTCACCCTGTCATCCGTCACCACTGAGCGCAGTTTTGACGGGCGAATGACGGTCACGTTAACCGGCCAGCACAACGACACCGGCCAGCCACTTTCGTTAACCATCCCTGTGAGTTGAAACCATGCCGATTATCGACCTGAACCAGCTACCCGCACCGGATGTGGTCGAGGAGCTGGACTTTGAAACCATTCTCGCCGAACGCAAGGCGACACTGATTTCCCTTTACCCGGAAGACCAGCAGGAGGTGGTCGCCCGTACCCTGACACTGGAATCCGAGCCTCTCGTCAAACTGCTGGAGGAAAATGCTTATCGTGAGCTTATCTGGCGTCAGCGTGTGAATGAGGCCGCACGGGCGGTGATGCTGGCCTGTGCAGCCGGTAATGACCTTGATGTGATTGGTGCCAATTACAACACCACACGCCTGATTATCACCCCGGCAGATGATTCGACCATCCCGCCGACACCGGCAGTAATGGAGTCTGACACCGATTATCGTCTGCGTATTCAGCAGGCGTTTGAAGGTTTAAGCGTCGCCGGGTCGGTGGGTGCCTATCAGTATCATGGTCGCAGTGCCGACGGGCGTGTCGCGGATATCTCTGTCACCAGTCCATCTCCGGCCTGCGTCACCATCTCTGTGCTGTCACGTGAGAATAATGGTGTGGCATCCGAAGACCTGCTGGCTGTGGTACGTAACGCCCTTAATGGCGAGGATGTCAGGCCGGTGGCCGACCGCGTGACCGTGCAGTCTGCCGCCATCGTTGAATATCAGATAAACGCCACGCTTTACCTTTACCCTGGTCCCGAAAGCGAACCCATCCGCGCTGCTGCCGTGAAAAAACTGGAAGCGTACATCACAGCACAGCACCGGCTGGGGCGCGACATCCGTCTGTCTGCCATTTATGCCGCTTTGCATGTGGAAGGCGTGCAGCGTGTCGAACTGACTGCTCCGCTGGCCGACATCGTGCTCAACAGTACGCAGGCGTCTTTCTGTACCGAATACCGCGTCGTGACCGGAGGCTCGGATGAGTGATTCGCGCCTGCTGCCGACCGGCTCATCACCGCTTGAAGTCGCCGCCGCAAAAGCCTGTGCGGAAATTGAAAAAACGCCGGTCAGTATTCGTGAACTGTGGAACCCGGATACCTGCCAGGCAAATCTGCTGCCGTGGCTGGCGTGGTCATTTTCGGTTGACCGCTGGGATGATAAGTGGCCGGAAGCGACAAAACGCGCTGTTATCCGCGATGCGTATTTCATTCACTGTCATAAAGGCACTATAGGTGCAATCCGGCGTGTGGTGGAGCCGCTCGGCTATCTGATTGAGGTGAGGGAGTGGTGGCAGCTCAACGAGGAGCCGGGGACGTTCCGTATCGTTGTTGGCGTGCTTGAGCAGGGTATTACCGAAGAAATGTATCAGGAGCTGGAGCGCCTCGTTGCTGATGCAAAACCGGCGAGCCGCCATCTGACGGGACTGGCTATCAGTTTAAGTACAACCGGCAACATTTTTGCCGGTGCGGGATGCTATCACGGCGACGCCCTGACGGTTTATCCCTACACCCCGGAGGCCATTATTGTCGGAGGGGATTATTTCCCGGCCTCGGCCATTCATTTAATTGATAACCTGAGAGTAAACGCATGACAGTGAAATACTACGCCATTCTGACTAATCAGGGCGCAGCACGGCTGGCTAACGCGACGATGCTCGGCAGTAAGCTGAATCTGACGCAAATGGCCGTTGGTGATGCGAATGGTGTCTTGCCGACACCAGACCCGGCACAGACAAAACTGATTAACCAGAAACGCATCGCGCCGCTGAATCTTCTGAGTGTTGACCCGAACAACCAGAGCCAGATTATTGCGGAGCAAATCATCCCTGAGAACGAGGGCGGATTCTGGATCCGTGAGATTGGGCTTTATGATGATGAAGGCGTACTCATTGCGGTGGCGAACTGCCCGGAAACGTACAAACCGCAGTTACAGGAAGGCAGTGGTCGTACCCAGACTATCCGCATGATTCTGGTTGTCACGAATACCGAAGCTATTACGCTGAAAATCGACCCGTCGGTGGTACTGGCGACCCGTAAATACGTGGATGATGAAGTCCTGGAATTAAAGCTGTATGTGGATGACCAGATGAGAAACCACATTGTCGCACAGGATCCTCATACCCAGTATGCGCAGAAACATAATCCGACATTTACCGGAGAACCAAAAGCGCCGACGCCTGCCGCAGGAAATAACACCACGCGGATTGCGACCACTGAGTTTGTTCAGGCCGCTATTACCGCTCTGATTAACGGCGCGCCAGACACGCTGGACACACTGAAAGAAATTGCCGCGGCCATTAACAATGACCCGAAATTCAGCACCACCATTAACAATGCGCTGTCAGGTAAGCAGCCACTGGATGAGACGCTGACTCATTTGAGTGGAAAGGATGTAGCTGGTCTTCTCACATACCTTGGTTTAAGAGCAAGCGGGCAGTACACCGATAATTTGTTATTTACAGGTCCTGATGGTCTTAAGATTCAGGTGTTTCGCCGGACGCTCGCAAATTTGACTACTGTCGGTGTAGTAAATTCTGTGCCAGTGACTTTCCCTGTCCCGTTCCCTGTTAATTGCTGGGGCGTTTTTTCTACCAAATTAACATGGGTTCAGATAACTAACTCATGCGAGTGGGTAAGCAATACAGGATTTACCGCTCAGGTTATGATGAATATTGCTGTAAATACAAACACCTCAGACGCTATGTTTTTAGCTATAGGATATTAATATGAATCGTTTTGTGTTCAGTCCATCTGAGTCCCGTTTTTATGCCATCGAGTGGCAGGCTGATTATGTTGATAATAATTGTTGGCCACATGATGCCATTAACGTTAGTGACAGCATTTATTATGAGTTTTCCGGCACTCCCCCTACAGGTAAGCAACTTATAACTTTAAATAACATGCCAGCATGGGGTGATATTCCTCCACCTACACGAGAAGAATTAATTGTCGCTGCTGATGTGGAGAAGCAAAAAAGAATAGATTTAGCCAATGATTACATGAACGGTAGGCAATGGCCTGGTAAAGCAGCTATTGGTCGTCTGAAAGGTGAGGAACTGGCACAATATAATTTGTGGCTGGATTATCTGGACGCACTGGAGCTGGTCGATACCGCCAGTGCGCCAGATATTGAATGGCCTACGCCTCCGGCAGTTCAGGCCAGATGAC